CGGGATCATGGCCGGGTGGTTCGTCAGGATCGTGAACCCACCGATGACCTCGAGCGTGAACTTGAACACAGTCAGCTCGCCGACCTTCATGGCGATCCCCTCGCGCTCGCCCAGAGTCAGCCGGGGGAACAGGATTCGCCACTGGGTCGTGGAGTTCGCCGTGTCGAACCCGTCCACCAGGCCAGTGAAGTCGCGGGCCGCGCGGGCCGACGGAGCGACGACCTTCGCGTAGTCCGGCTTGCCACCCTGGCCGGTGATCTTCTCCACCGTGGCGTCGAAGTTCCAGCCCAGAGTCTTCGCCTTCGCCTCAAGCAGCGAGACCTCGAGCTGAGTCGTGGAGTCGCTCATGTAGAGGCGAACGGTTCCGTGGCCCTGGTGGCCCTTGATCTTGTCAGACGAGTCGTTCAGGTTGATCGACAGGCCGTCCTCGGAGATCCAGCCCATGTCCTCCATGGCCGTGGGGACGGCCGAGTCCAGAGCGGTCACCGAGTTCAGCAAGTTCTTCGTGTACTCGCTCAGGTAGATCGCGTCCGACTCACTGCCGAACATGAGCGTGTTCGCGGCGTCGATTTTTGCCATGGTTGGTCCTTTCTCACACCAATCGCGCGGTGATCTGGTAGGTGGCCGTCACTCGCTTAGCGACGGTTGAGTCGTCCACGCCCTCGGCGGGACATGTGCCAGTTACGGCGCCTACGGGGGCGTCGGTCTTGGGGAGCGTGTTCATCGCGGCGTCCACGTCCAGACCGAGTTTCATAGCCCGGCCGGTCGTGGGGGCGTACGAGTCGATCGTCAGCTGGACGTGGGCGGTGGCCACGTGTAGGCGGCCCGCGCCGCCCGTGGCGATCACGCGTACGAACTCCGGTGGCGTGTTCGCGCCCTCGGGGCGCTTGCTCACCACCGGGCAGGGCAGGACCGCCCGCAGGCGGTTCATGACCTCGGCCTTCACGTCGGGTACCTGGGGCATGGCGTCAGTCCTTCGTCGACGGGGGCAGGGAGCCCAGGACCCGCTCGAGCGCGTGGTCCCGGAGCTTGGCTCTCGCGATCTTCGACCCGGAGTCTGCGGACACGTAGGCGCGGGCGCGGGTGGATCCGTGTCCCTGGTGGGTGTGGAAGCCCTCACCCACGCGGTCCCGGAGCTTTCGTGCCCCGTCGTTCACCGCGGCGTACGCCAGCGGTGAGGTCAGAATCTGGCGAGCCACCCGCTTGTTCGGCTTGTAGTTGACCGAGCCCATCACACGCCCTTCGCCTCTACCGCTTCGATCTTCACCTTAAGGCCCTTAGGCCAGTCGTACGGCCGCCCGATCACCGCGTACTCCACGCCGTCTACCACGAGCCGGTCCGAAGCCACGACGTCCGGGTGCGAACCGCGCCAGTACAGAGCCACAGACGACACGACCTGGGCCAGACCCGGGCTCGTAGACTCGAGGCTGTCGTCCGGCGCGAACAGCGCCCGCTCACTAATTGCCTCCTCGGTCCACGAGCCCGGGACCGGCTCGCCGTACTGGTCCACGCCGTCCGGCGCACGGCGGCGCCTGGTGACCTGTACCCAACCGAACGCCGTCACGGGACCACGCCCCCAAACAGCCAGACCAGCTCGTCGACCTGGCTCAT